GAGGAAGAAGTAGTAGAGTTGTCAGGAGAGTCAGAAGACGATAGCTACTACGTAGAGGCTATGGTTGTTATTGCTAACAGCGGTACATTGCTGAAGGCAGAAGCCAACCCCTACATGATGCAGGATCGTCCTATCGTGGCATTCCCGTGGGATGTTGTTCCTAGCCGCTTCTGGGGTCGAGGAGTATGTGAGAAAGGCTACAACTCACAAAAGGCGTTAGACACGGAACTACGCGCTAGAATCGACGCTCTAGCACTAACTATACACCCAATGATGGCTATGGACGCAACTCGTATGCCTAGAGGTGCTAAACCAGAGATTAGGCCGGGAAAAATTATATTAACCAACGGTGCGCCTTCTGAGGTGCTACAGCCATTTAACTTTGGCAACGTAAGTCAGGTGACATTTGCTCAAGCACAAGCTCTACAGACTATGGTACAAACGGCAACGGGCGCTATTGATAGTGCTGGTATCGCTGGTTCTATCAACGGAGACGCTACTGCTGCTGGTGTTTCTATGTCGCTTGGCGCTATCATCAAGCGTCACAAGCGTACCCTGATTAACTTCCAAGAGTCTTTTATCATTCCTTTCGTACAGAAGGCTGCGTGGCGCTACATGCAGTTTGAGCCTGAGCTATACCCAGCAGCAGACTACAAGTTCCACACTACTAGTTCTCTAGGTATTGTAGCCCGTGAGTATGAAGTGACTCAGCTTGTTCAGTTGCTACAAACCATGTCACCAGACACGCCAATGTATCCTAAGCTGGTAACATCTATCATTGACAACATGAACCTTGCTAACCGTGAAGAGTTGATTGCTGTACTAGATCAAGCTAATCAGCCTAATCCACAAGCACAGCAGGCAGCTCAAGCAGCACAGCAAGCACAGATGGCGTTCCAAGCATCACAGACTGCTGCACTCAATGGACAGGCTCAAGAGTCACAAGCTAGGGCGCAGAAGATTGCAGTGGAAGCACAGATACTACCGCAGGAACTGGAGATTGATCGTATTAAAGCTGTCACTACTAACCTCAAGGATGGCGATGCAGACGATAAAGAGTTCCAGAAACGTCTTAAAATATCAGAACAGTTACTTAAAGAGCGTGAGATAGCTGTTAAAGAAGGCAACGCTGCTCCACAGGAGGCTCCGCAGCCTGCACCTCAACCGCAGCCGCAACCGCAACCACAACTACAAGGAATGACACCTAATGGTCAGCAATAGAGACTTTGAAAACGTAGTAGCACAGATTAACGCATCGTTTGAAGAACTACACAAGAAGATAGCACAGTTAGAGGAGAAGTTAGATGGCTACCAGAAAACCGGCAAAGGGAAAAGCAAAGGTTAAGATAACCTCTAGCGGTAAGAAAATCAGCTATGGACAGGCAGGTAAAGCTAAGGGAGGTGGCCCTAGAGTAAAAACAGGAACTTCTAAGGGTGACAGCTATTGCGCTAGGAGCTTAGGCATTAAGAAGAGACTGCCTAAAGAAAAGCAGAATGACCCTAACACCCCTAATAACTTATCAAGAAAGCGTTGGAAGTGTTCCGGTGCTAAGTCTAGGAGAAAGTAATATGCCATACGGTAAAGGTACATACGGTAGCAAAGTAGGTCGTCCACCTAAGAAAAAGACACAGCCTAAGAAGAAGCCAGTTAAACGATGAAGGGTCAGACACACGGTGGTAAAGGAAGCGCCCAGCGCAAGACAGACCAGAAGAAGTTTGCAGCTAACTGGGACGCTATATACAACAAAACTACAGAGAAGTCAAGTAAAAAAACAAATAAAGCTTGACTTTCTTATACTTTTATGTTATAATAATCAGGTACACTGTCCTTATAGGAGAAACAGATGACTGATAAAGAGCTAGAACAGTATTATTTTGAACTACAGAAGATGTTTAGGTCTGAGGGTTGGAAGTCTTTTATAGAAGATATGAAGGATAATGCTCAGGTCGTAGACTCCATAGAGTACACCAAAGACGACAAGGATTTGTACTTCCGCAAAGGACAGCTTTCTGTCATTGCTAACATCCTTAACTTAGAAGACTCTATACTGTCAGCTCAAGAAGAACACGAGGTAGTGCATTAATGGCGCTACTATTTGACTTTCAATGCGAAGATGGTCATATCAACGAACACTTCGTATCTAGCGAGACCACAGAAGTTGTATGTAAAACTTGTGGCAAACTTGCTACTAAACTTGTAACTGCGCCACGAATTAGTCTTGATCCTGTTTCTGGGGACTTCCCCGGAGCAACGAACAAATGGCTTAAAGCTCGTGAGCAAAAGTTACAACAAGAGCGTAAGGCTAACTCCTAACCGAATCCTTACATAATACACCTCCATAATGAGAAATCACGGAGTTTTATAATGGCAACATTAATTGACGAGCGTCCAGAAGACGTTGAAACTGAAGA